CGGTCGCGGTCGGATGAACGAAGTCGCTCACGAAGCTGTTGGCCTGCTCATCGGCGTAGCTCCTCCAGCCAGAACGGCGTGTGATGTCGATGATGCCGATGCCGTTCTCCTGCGCCACTTGGTACACCATGGCGTTCCAAGGAGCCTGTGTGGCTTCCGAGGTCAGGTTGTCCCAAGTCGGAACGCGCAGGATGACGTTGCCGCTGAGCAACGCTTTCTGCACCATGGCAGTGAGGTTGGTCTTGGAGGTTGCAACAGAAATCGCGTTGTTGCGGTCGTTGATGATGCCGCCTTCGATGATGGTCAGATCAGGCGCAATCGTGCCGAGCGCATTCATCGGAGAGCACGACGCAAATGCCGTCGAGGACAGGCTCGCTGATGTCGCGCCGCAATGGCCCCAATTGAATACGGAGATTTCGGTTCGGCCGGCCGTGTCGTCCCATGCATTGAAGCCGAGGATGACAGGCGTACCGAGCACCCATGCCGAGGTGATCGAATGCGAAGCCTTGGAGCCGAGGGTAATGGCGATCGTGCGGAAAGCATCCACTGCCGTGCTGTCAACCTGCGTGGTTGAGCCGCCATCGACCTGCCAGGTGAAGCTCCGGCCAGCCGTATTGTCACGCCAGAACAGTTGCGCTTTCGTCACCTGATCCTGTGGCGTGAACGTCATCGAGCCGGCAGCCGCAGACTGATAGTTGAACCCGCCGCAGGTGATATTGGAACCCGGAGTCCAAGACCCGGTATGCGTGATGCGAGGGTCTCCGCTCTCGACGTTCGCCATAGTGGCAGACAGGCCCCACCGCCCGCCGTCGCCAAAGGCGTTGTTGCAGCCGGCGTTGAATCCGGCTGTGCGGAGCTTCGCGACCATCTGCGTGGGCCATGCATTGGCGGCCTGCGTCGTGCCGCCTCCAGAGGTCTGACCTCGATCGGTGCTGTCTCCCCAGATCACGACCTTTGCATTGCGGGCGCCGCCCTGGACGACCGCACGGAATAGGGCTGTGTTGGCCTGCGTGAGGCCGGTAATCACCCCCCTCGCTCCCCCAAGGGCACCAAAAGTGCCAAAGCCACGGCCCATAGCGCCGAGTTTTCCAAAAGACATGTGTTCTCCAGCACGAAAAAGCCGCCCATGAAGGCGGCTAGTCAGGTCAAATTGTGAGGTAGGTTAGCGGCGGTATTCTTTGGTGGAGACCTCGCCGGCACAGGCCAGATAGCCGGCGCCGTCGATCCAGTCGTCCACGTTAATCCTCCCGCTCTTGGTACGGGCGATCTTGAGCAGCGCCATCATATGCGGAACGTCAGCGGCGTCCAGCGGCTGATCGAGCTTAAGATAGGCACTCCACAATGCCGCCACGTGAGCAAAGTGTTGATGCATGTCGCCGTGAGATTCTGCCCGGTCTCCGCCGATGAGTTCTGCGGCCTTGGTGGCGATGTCTGGTGCGTTCATCGTGAAGCTGCCCACAAACCCAAATTCGAGAAGCTATAACCTATGAAAACTGCTGCCATTGCAGTGTTTCCGGTGCGCCACAAATCAATTGCGATCACAGCATAGATTACCATGACGACGAGTATCAACCAAGGCGCCATCAGAATGTCAGCCTGTCAAATTCGTGAACTCGGCATACGCGATCCGCCAGCTTTTGGAATGCCTTTCCATGCGGGTCTCTCATCCGGATGTTGGCCGCTCTGCAATGCAGGTGGATCATCTCGTGACTGAGCGTTGATAGTAGGCTTTCGTGCCGGCCGACGAATTTGGTCGAAACTGCGATGTGGTGAACCCCGTTGATCATCTGGTAATGGGCGTACCGGTCTGCCTTCTTGATGATCGAGAACTTTACATCTTCTGAGGGCGGAAGATCCCACCGATTGAACGGCGGGAATTCACATAAGTAGTCGTAGGCGTGCGCCAGCGTCGCGACGGTCAGCGGAAGCGTCATGTCACCTTCTTCCCCGGAAACCACGACCCGCAGTCTTGGCATTGAAACCGATAGTGCTTCGCAGCCACCTTTACGATCGTCCCACGCCGCTGAGTGTTCTCGCTACCGCACGTCGGGCAACCCACCCGGTCCTGGTACGCCTTGTAGAGGTTCATATTTGGATGGTTCGGCGCCCATGGCTTGACCTCGTGATAAACACGTTCGAGGAGAGCCGTATCTTGCTTGCCGTAGCGCCGCATGGTCGCCCATGACTTCGGATCGCCTTCGACGCAACCCCTCCACAGGGCCGCGCCAGTGTTGGGGATCTTGCGGCCAACCGAGAGATATCGCCCGATGTTATCCAGCTTGGCGCTATCGAACTTAAAGGCGCGGCGAGCGATCTTCAGCGTGTCGATTGTCTTAAACGGGCTCGGTTTATCGAAACCGTTAACGATCAAGCGTGAGTTGATTTTCTTGATGTCGAAGGCATCGCCATTGTGCGCACAGATGATGTCCGCCTCATCCATGAGACGATGAAGCTCAGCGCATAGAGCCTTGTCGTCAAATCGATTGCGCTTGTAGCGAGGAAAGTCAGGCAAACAGACCGTTTTGACGCCGCGCTCATCGGCCCACTTGTAAGAAAACATCAAAATGAACGTGTCGCGCTCAACCCAAACAGCTCCGGCGTATGGTGGTCGCATGGACCACGACGTCATAAGGATGGGAGCGGTTTCGATGTCTAAGAAGAGGAGTTTTGCTCCCACTTAGACACCTCCTGCTTGGACGAAGCACCAGACACCGCCATCCACCCTCAAGAAGATGACATAGTGCCCGGTCGGGTTGCCCGCGTCCCACTTGAGCTTGTTCGGCGGGATTTCGAATTCATCGCCGATCTCACGATGTGGACGACCGAGAGGAGCATCAGGACGAGGATCAGTAATCCGACAATACGTCTTACCGCTGCGGACTGAGATATCATCGCACCAGTAAGCGTCCGCCTCGCCGCAGCATGAAGCAGTCGGATTGTCCGGCTGCATCAGGGATTTGTACCATTGGCGGACTGCCGGATCTGAACCTTCCCATTGACCGTTGTCTCGAGCTTGGGCTGCCCCACAAAGAAAAAGGCCCGTGAGGGCCATCATCGCTTTAAGCACTTGCTCTCCGCTGCTTTGATTTGATCGTCGCTGTACCACTTGCGCGCGATACGCAGCGCTTCAGGCTTGCCATAGGTCGAGACGAACCAACGAACCTTACTGCAATCGATGTCGGGCTGGGCCGTTAGGAGAAGCCCCACGAGAAGGATCATTTGCCCAAGGCAGCCTTTATGCCCATCCACACGGCGCCGACGAAGCCCGTCGCGATGACGGTAATCACCGCCTTGAATGTGTAAGATTGCGCTTGCTCGACGCTCTTGCGCCACTTCCGGAGATGGATGAAGTCGGCCCTGATTTCTTTGCGGTCGTCGTCGTCGATACCGAATGAAGTCAGGATCGCGGATATGGTCTTGAGGACAACCTGATCGTGGTCCTGGTTCTGCTCGGCGAGGACTTCGTGAATGACTGCCTTAACTTCATCCTGCGTCATCGCTTCTTGATCACCGCCGTGATCTTCTCTGCCGAGCGCATCGTGCCAAGACCGAGCATGCCGGTTAGAATGCCGATCAATGTATTGGCATCTGCTGACGGCCACGAAAAGATTGGCGCCACGACCGAAGAATAGGTCAGGCCGATAACGCACACCCAGCCGCAGGCAGGACGCCACCCGGAAACGAAGATGTTCTCGTTTGTCGCTTCTGCCGTATTGGTCGCAGACTGGGCTGCTGCGATAGCCGATTCAGCGTCTTGCAATTTGCTGGCAGCGGCGGCGCGCTGCTCGGCATTCGGGAAGAGCTGGATCAACTCCTTCAGAACGTCGGTAACGCCGCCGAGGCCAGTGATGTCAAACAGGCCCATTAGATCTTGGCCTTCAGCGCGCGAATTTTGTCCTCAAGCGCGCCGATCTGGTCTTCCGTCGATTTGTAGACCGAAATCAGCTTGTCCTTCATGAACCAGACGAGAGCGGAGCCAGAGACGAAACCGACAACTGCACCAAGAACAAACATGCTATTTTCTCCTGAAAAGGTTGAGGATGACGGACAGAACTGAGCTCAAGAAGGACGCGGGAGCGGGTACGGGTTGGGGGGCGGGACGAGTGGTCGGCTTCGGCACAACGACCGGGGTAACTCCGCCTATGACGCGCTTGTGGGCTTCGACCCAATCTGAGTCTGGCGCCGGGTATTGCTTGCCGGCTTCGTGCCATGCTTGGGCCTTCAGGAATGGGATCGCCATCGGGCCGCGCCAGAAAGCATCGTCCATCACCGTATTGCGGTTCATCCCGGGCACGCGAGATAGGACAAAGCTGATGTAGCTCTCGACGTAGTTGCCGCCGGACCAGACCTTGATTGCGTCCGCAAACCGCTTGTTCTTGTAGTTCGGAGAGCTGCGCCAGAGGTCTAGCTGGGCGCAAATGCCTTGAATGTAGCTCGGGAAAACTGCGATGTTGTTGCCCTGCCCCAAGCCGTCGTTGAGCTTGACGGCATTTAGGGCGCCCCACTTCTTCGCTAATGCGTTACCCCACATGGCACCGGGGTTCTTGTAGCGGATAGACGCCGGCTCCATTCCATTTCTCCAAAGAAAAAGCCGCCCGGAAGGCGGCTGTTTGG